GCTCTTCCGATCTCAAATGTGGATAAGTCTTCTACTTTAACACCTTTGCTTAAAATGCAATTTGAAATAACATTCTTAACTGCATTTGCAATCTGTTTAGAATCCTCACTTTCTAGAGCAATAATCAGAATTTTTTCTTCTTTAACCAGAAATGGTCTATATCTAATTTTCTTTTTTAATGATGGAATTTCCAACTCATAAATTGGAGTTGCAATCTTTGGTAAAGGCATAATATCCTATAAAGTTCAGTTAAAATTATTTAGACGACTTAGGCAACACCGACAGGTCTTGGATCATCTAGTCTTCCAGTTCCAAGATTGAGATTTCTATTAATCAACTCATCTCTTCCTGTTGCAAGTCTATTTTGTCTATTTACTTGATTTATAGTGCTGTTGACAACAGTATTAGAAACTTTATTATTGTCATCATTTCGGTTAAAATCCAAACTTAGTGTTCTGCCACAAACATATCTTTCATAATTAAATGTGGCACTCATTTTTAATATATCAGAACCATTATACTGAACTGGTACTGAATTTAAAGAAAGTGGAAATAGTCCGAAAAAATTATACTCAATTTCTACATTATAATCTCTATCAAACTTAATAATTTTAGTCATATCACTCTTATAATCTCTTGGATATCTCATTCTAAAGTAATATCCGTCTCTTGATGGATTTTCATTAGAACCACCAGCAATAAACTCCATCCAGTGCTCTATAAATTTTAAAGTGGTATAATTACTATCAACATAAAACTCTAGACCAATTTCTGTAAAGATTCTACGATGAGCAACTCTTTCGTTTACTCCCGTGTAGTTATTCGTAATATCTGAGGTTGCTAGTGTGGTTCCTGGTAGTGATGCCGAAAAACAAAGTAGTCCGGCATCATTAGCAATAAATAATGGATTAACACCTCTTATCGCAAGATGTGATAAAAGTGGAGTTGGAAGACCGCCAAATATGACCTGAAAGTGTGAACTCTGAGCGAGATTCGTAAATAGTGGTTTAAAATCAGATATTCTGCGGATACTAGGCATTCTAAATACCTTTTATGAGTCTTATTAGTATAAGTATTTAGATGTCTTATAAGGGAAAATTTAAACCATCATTTCCTGAAAAATATGTTGGAGACCCCACCAACATCATCTATCGGTCTTTATGGGAATTGAAGTTTCTAAAATATTGTGATACGAATGAAAATATTTTAGAGTATGCATCTGAAGAACTTGCAATTCCTTATCGTTCTCCTGTAGATGGCAAAGTTCATAGATATTTTCCAGATGCTTATATAAAGGTCAAAGAACCAGATGGTAGTATTAAGAAATATCTGATTGAAATTAAACCATATAAGCAAACGATGCCACCGGCAAAACCAAAAAGGCAGACCAAAGGATATATCTATGAATCTTATGAGTATGCCAAAAACCAATCAAAGTGGGAAGCGGCAAGAGAATATTGTAAGGACAGAGGATGGACCTTCAGGATCCTGACGGAAAATGAGCTTGGAATTGGTAAAAAATGAACCGCATCAAACCCCTACTTAAAAACTTATACGGAACAGAAAATGCGGAGGATTTGATGTTAGAAATACTTGATGTATTAAAACAAACAACTACTTCTCCAGAGGCAGGTAATTTTTATACTTTTGTTTATAGACCGAAGACTCCTCGTGTAAGATATGATGCACATCCTCTGGTTGCCGTTACAAATGTTTATTCTTGGGGATTTAGTGGTATTAACTTTCATTGGGGGGAACAGAGACAATATACCTTTGAAGAAGTGATTGGACCCCTACATATTGTGGATAAAAATGAAGTTGGTGATTTAAGAAGAATACCTTTCGGACAAATCAAGATAAATAACTAAAAAAGATAAATGGTAAACGGATTTAACATATCAAGAAGTTTATCACCAAATGCGGAAAGAATTGCTGGATCTGCTTCTGCCAAACTTTCTTCGTCTGCGGCACCTCTTAGATATCCACAGAAGAGTATTGGTAAAAATGACGATTACCTAGAAATAGGTGTGATTGAGTATGTTCCTCCCGGATTTGAAACTGGAGTAAACAATCTTAAATTAGCAACAGGAACAGAAAAAAATTCCAAGCAGAAAGCAAGACAAACAATACAATTACCAATACCATCAAATATTGGAGATACAAATCAGGTCAATTGGGGTGATGATAGTTTAAATCCTCTTGCCGCTTTTAGTGCTGAACAATTTAATACATTTTTAGGTTCAGCGGGATTTGGTGGTGGAATACGAGGTCTGATTACTAATACTATTAATACTGGAAAGGCAGTATTAACTCAGGGTGGGGGGCAAGATTTAATTAAAAATCAATTTACATCATCATTAGTAAATTCATTGGGAGCAAATACCTCACCAGAAAGACTTTTATCAAGAGCTAGTGGAAGTGTTTTGAATCCAAACTTAGAACTACTATTTTCTGGTGTTAATCTGAGGTCTTTCCAATTTGATTTTGATTTTGCACCAAGAGATGAAAAAGAATCTAATGTTGTTAAAGAAATTATAAGAATTTTTAAGATATCTATGGCTCCCAGAACTGGTAGTAATATTGAAGGTGCCGGTTTATTCATCAAAGCACCGAATGTTTTCCTTCTAAAATATAAGAGTGGAAATCAGGACCATCCTTATCTAAACAAATTTAAACCCTGTGCTCTTACAAGTATGGGTATGAATTATACTGGTTCGGGTTCATATGCTACTTATGCTGATAAAACTCCGGTTCATATGAAATTATCTCTTAGTTTTACCGAACTCAATCCGATTTATAATGAAGATTATAAAGATACAGATATTGGAGTAGGTTACTAATGTCATTTTTTAGAGAACTACCCGACCTAGAGTATCAATCACCTTTTGCCGATAGTAATTCCTCACAGAATTATGTAAGAGCAAAGAATTTATTTCGTCGTGTAAAACTTCGTGATGACTTACAGAATGTTTTCACTCTGTTTAATAAGTATCAGATTCCAGAAGGTGCAAGACCTGATACTGTTGCAGAAGAAGTTTATGGAAAAGCAGATTATGACTGGGTTGTTTTATTGACTGCCGGTATTGTAAATGCAAGAGATGAATGGCCTCTTTCTGATAGAGACTTATACAGATATGCCGAAAATGTTTATGGAAATGACTTAAATGCGGTTCATCACTATGAAACTACAGAAGTCAAAGATTCTAATGGAAGATTAATCCTTCCGGCCGGTAAAATTGTTGATTCAAACTTTACCATTCCAGACCCTAATATTCCTATACAAACTTTAAATCCTGTTGTTGGTATTAGTAATTATGAATACGAAACCAGAAAAAACATAGAAAAAAGAACGATATATCTACTGAGACCTGATTATCTACAACAATACTTAAATGATATGAGAAAGATTATGTATTATGATAAATCTTCTCAATATGTTGATAAGAAATTAATTCGTACCGAAAACACAAGAATCACGATGCCATAAAAAAAGGGGGAGAAAAATCTCCCCTTTGGTGTATTATGAATCAGTCTTCGGCAAGTTTTGCAAAGTATGAGAGTGCATCGTCATCGTCATCATCCTCAACAGGACGAGTTGGTTTCAGATTATTGAGTTCACTACGCAGGTCTTCGGTCAAAGAAGGAGCAGGACCACGATAGTCATCCTCATCCTCAACTTCAGAATCAACACGAGTAGACTTTCCACCAAGAACGGAATCAAGACGCTTCTTCATTTCCTCATAGGACTTGAATTGGTCAGGAGCAACAAACTCTGCAAGAGAATACTGCTTCTTCCAGATTGCTTCCATAGCATCATCATCATTAAGAAGAGCACTCTGAGCGGCAAACTCACTGGAATCATAGTTCCTATAACCGGCAACATTCTTTGCCTTCAGTTTGAAATTGGCACCGGTCCAGAAGTCAAACGGATCAATAGGAGTCTCATCTTCAAACTCAGGTTGCATCGCTTCGGTGAGTTTGTCAAAGATTTTCTTACCATACTTGAACAGAAAAACTTTACCCTCGTTTTCAGGATTAGCGGGGTCTTTCACCACATAAATGTTGCTCACATAAGTCAGTTTACGTTTTTGCTTACGTGCGACTTCTTTATTGGAATCCATACCGGAGTTCCAGAGACCAGAGTTGTGCTCACAGATAGGGCACTTCTGATTCAGAGTGGTAAGGCAAGAATCAATCAACCAACCACCAGGACCCTGGAAGGCGTGTGAGTAGACTTTCACAAAAGGCAGGTCTTCACCATCGGGAGCAGGCAGGAAACGAATAACGGCATAACCATTACCGCTTTTATCACATTCCAATTTCCACACACGGTCATCAGAAGAATTACCAGAATTATTCATTTTTTCAACTTCTTTGACTAGTTTTTCAGTCAAAGAACCAAGTTTAGATTGTTTTTTTAAGTCCGAAAAGCTCATTTTGGATTTTTTGGATAAATTGGATTTTGTTTTGCAACAACTTTATTATAGAAGATCTATAAAGGGATGTCAAGCCCAGCATCAATAAAAATTGTGTTTATATCGTCTCTATAAAGTTCTTTGTAACCATAATTTATAATTTTACTTCTTAAATTTTTACAATTTTCAATAAAGTCTGAAAATTTTTGATAATTCTCATTTTCATCTGCAATTTCAATAATCATCATTTTTGGTCTCCATTCATCAATAGAGAAAGAATTTAAGACATCTTCTTCATTCCCCTCAACATCAACAACTAAAATATCAAAATTTTTAGGTATATTGTGCTCGGTTAAAACTTGTTCTAAAGTATATTGTTGAACTTTATGTGTTTCAAATCCAAAATGATTAGACCATTCTATTTCAGGAACTATTTTAGTTTGATTTAAATTTGTTGTTGATAAGAAAGAAACCCCAACTTCTTCATCCTGAATTGTATGACTAAAAGATTGATAGAAATTAGTTTCTCCAACTTCAGTTCCAATAGAACAACAAATTACATTAGGATTATTATAATAATGCCTATTAAAACATAAATTAAATGATTTAGAAGAAGGCTCTATGTAAAGACCACCCCATCCTAAATCTGCTAAAAAACTAGTATTTGAAAATGTTTGCCCATCATACGCACCTACTTCAACAAATGTTCCATTATTAATATGTCCAAAAACTTTTTCATATATTTGGTCTAGATCTTTTATTTGACAAGTTTCATGTGGATTATAAAACATTATTTTTCAGTCAAGGTACTTTTTGAGAGATTCAATTGTTTTTGTCATACTACTGAAAAGAATACTCATATCAGTCTCTGGTGGAAATCCCATCAGAGCAACGGACTTTCTCAGATTCTCTTTCATCTCAATTGCCTGAGGGTCATCAGAAAGAGAAAGTCTTGTGTACATAATTCTCTGCTTCTCAAGCAGTTTTGTCATCTTATCAATATGTTCCAGTTTGTCTTCTCGGGGCATCATACCAAAAGTTAAAATACTTTTATATATAAACTCCTGAAGTTCATTAATTTCTTTTAGTTCATCCTGAATAATATCAGAATCAAAAAAACTACTCATTTATAATGTCCCGTAAAAGTTTTTTGTACTGGAATATATCAATATGTATAAAGGGTTTGTATTTTTTTATTTTTAAACTTACGGTTTCCCACACAGGGTCCAGAAGTTTCTTATCAAACTCACTAATATACGAAAATATTATATCATAGATTACCATTATTTCGGGTGCCAATTCACCTTTTAGAAATGTTTTGAGGAGAATTGGATGACCTTTCGAGCAGTCGAATACATTCTCTAATTTTGTCTGAGAGAACAATTCTGTCGATTGCTCCTTGAATAAGTAAGTCAGACTCTGCTGCCTTTTCATCCATTCTTGGTAGTTTCTTTCTCCAGAATTGATAATTTCGCCAATCCATAAGTTACTCGTACTGTCTGCTGCTACAAAGTTTGATACTAGAAAATCAACAATTTCCTTATCGGAATATTTTCTAGAAGACTTCTCAAAGAAATATTTGTCTTTTCTTTTATTAAAAGATGCAATTGTTGCTCGTGTTTTTTTATATTTAAAGTAATCATATTTGGGATTGGAGAAGTGATTTTTTATTCCCAAATATGCCTGATAAGTTTCAAATGGTGACATCAGATAGGTAATTTTGCTTTAGAAGTTCGTTTCATAAAGTTAAGATTAATTGCATCATACTTTAATCTTTCTTTAAGAGGTTTGGAGACTAGTTTGGTGACTGATTCAATATCAATACCATTAATTTCACAATAATGACAAATAGCATCAATATAATTACAGTTTTCTTCCGCAACTATTTTTTCAATTTCTAGAGCAAACTTGGAAGGTGTAAGAAACTTATCTTCTATTGCCTGCTCTAATTCTTTGTTTGATTCGGTGGGTTCCATATCTTCTATATTAATCTCTAGGAATGTCGCTAGTATGTTTGTCATAGTTTAGCAGTAATAATATGTAGTATAAAATAAAATAATCAATTAGTCAAGCAGACATTAGTTCAAGTTTATCATTCACAAACTTTTTAATATATTCCACAACAAGTTTCATATATTTGTTCAGGTCTCTCTCTTCATAAACAACACATTCACCATTTTCACACGCCATAATGATGACTAGTTTTTTGACTCTAATACCAGTCATCTCATAGAGTGCCATTCCATAGAACATTGCCTGAACGAAATAATTCTCAATCCAATCTCTCGGTTTAGGTTTTTTAGAAGTCTTAAAGTCAATAACCGCAAGTTCTCCATCAAACTCGGCAATACAGTCAGTCGTTCCTGCCACACCAAGTTGCTTACTGTATAAGGCACCTTCAAGACAATAAATGTTATTAATCCTATTCAGTTCTATTTTAGCAATCTTAAAAAGAAAATCTGATATGGGTTGAACCGGTGGAAGGTCCCTATTATAAAGATAGTTCTCAACTAAAGTATGTAGGTCTGTTCCACGACTGGTTGCTGCCTTGGTGATACGGTCAGCTTCTTCTGTGCCGACTTTTTTTCTCCACTTGACAAAGATTTCCTTATTAAAATGACTAGTTACGGAAGTGATAGAGACCAACTTGAGTAGTTGGTCTTCATCTGGCACAGAATAATATCGAACTCCATCAATTGTTTCTCTTTCAAGTTGAGGAAGTACATTATCAAGATGATTAAACATTAAAGACCTTCTTCTATTTTAGCAATAAGATACTGACGAACTAATCCTGAGCGGACAATATCATCTACACCAAACTCAATTATATCAAAAGAAGGCATTTTACGCAATACTTTCATAAAATCAATAATTCCATTCTTTTCACTTGTTTTGATTAAGTCACTTTGAGTAGCATCTCCCGAGAACATAATCTTACAATTTTCACCTACACGAGTAATAATAGAATCTAATTCGTGAAAATTAAGGTTGGCAAACTCATCTACGATTACAATACAATTATCCAAAGTAACTCCACGGAGAAAAGAAGTACTCCAGAACTTAATTGTTTCTTGTGCCTTAAGATTTCCATAAAGCATCTCAAATTCGACATCATTTGAAAGCTGGAACATATACTTCACCATATTCTTATAAGGAATCTGGTAAATATCTGCCTTATCATCGTGAGAACCGGGAAGAAATCCAATTTCTCTTGTAGGAACTAAAGACCTGACGATATAAACTTTCTCAAAAGGAGACTTTTCATCCAATACCTCTTTGAGAGCATTATATAAAAGACAAAAAGTTTTACCAGTTCCCGCACATCCATAGGCAACTAAATGTTTTTGATTGGCATAAGAATCAAAAAGTTTCTTTTGATTTTCGGTAAGTGGGTCAATATCTACTAGATATTCACCACTTAACGGTTTTTTACGCTTTGCTTGACGAGTAGTAAGATCAACACCGATTGGTTGCTCTGCTCTTTTTCTTCTTGCCATTAGAGTTTCTTTACGTTTGATTTTGGTGCTTTACTTGCTTTTTCCAAGACTTCATTCCATCCCGGATTCCGTGCGATCAGTTTATCCCTCCACTCACCAACTTCTCCTGGA